CGTGCGCCGCCTCGCGCTCCGAGAGGACGCGCCGGGCCTCCTTGCGGGTGCCCCTCACCGTCTCCGAGTGTCGCACGCGGCCCTTCCCGTCGTGCATGTCTGCCACGTATCGCAGCCGGTACCTATCCTTGCCGAGCCTCGTTATTGAGCCCCACGAGCTTCTCTGTGGCATAATTGGTTCGACCTCCAGTTCCGGGACGGTCATCGGCCTCGCACGGTCTGGCAGGACTTGGGTGCGGGGCCGTTATTCTTTTGTCGTTTATGGCTTCTTACTCACTCCCGCTGTTATGCGTCTTGACGACTATCAATGCTTCAGTGAGCTTCGACACTGGTTTGATGACGTCATGAAGCGCCGCAGCGCTCGTAATCACAGAGAATATCTTGAATGCACCAAACAGGTAGTCAAAGCTAAGCCCTGTGGGGCCTGGGACATCTATTCCTGATAGGGATGGCATCACGCAAGACCCTACGAACGCAGCGACGAACATCGCCAGAACGTAGCACACGTCTTGTCTAATCTCTCCCTCAAGATGCCCAATAATCCTCGCGACTTCTTTCCAATCATCTTTGTCATGGTTTGGAACGAGTGCAACCTGTTCCCGGAGTGCTTGAATTTGAGGTTGTATTACGGCGAACTCGGCCAGAGCCCCTCCTAGGATTACGCCAAGGATGGTTACGATCGACGAATCTTCTAGGACGTCGACGCTATCGATGGGAACGAGCTTTGCCACAAGAAGAGATGCGGTCGCTGATATGACGATTACAATAAGCGCCTCATGCCTTCTTATGACCTCCGTCACCACCATGGCCAATCGCCTTCCTCTTTGCCCCAATCATCTTGATTCGGTCCATTATCGCCTTGTCGTTGGTGGTTGGTGAGTCGGAAATTGCGATATCGACGTGCACTCCATGGTCGCCGCTCTTCTCACTGACTCTCTTGCCGCCACGCACCGTAGAGGTCTTCCAGCTTCCACCACCGGCTCCTGCGTATGCTATGGCATCATCGAAGTCATCGTGATGGATTACCAAGTCCCCGTTATCGCTTGTGATGACGATCTTCATCGAGTCGTTGTTTGTGGCCTTCTTCACGGCAGAGAGGAGATTCGTCGTATCGTACCCAGTACCGAGGAAGTTTGGTGCCTTCAGGTCGAGCGTGACGGACTTGACGGAATCGGCACTATCGATTGTGTCCCAGAACCTGCTTGTGTCCGATATCTCCTCAATGGCAATGTAGTAGTTGTCGTCTTGAACGAAGTTTCTCACGATTGCAAGCAGGGCGTTCCTAGCCGACTTTGAATTTCGGAACGCCTCAGACCTGTGTTCGATGAAGATCGTCTGGTCCTCAAGCACCATAATCATCTTCGAGAACGGATAGTTGTCCTGCTTGTGCTCAGTTACTTTCATGGCCTCGTGGTCTATGTCGTACGTCTTGCTCGATGTCCTTTTACAGAGCTTGAACAGATATCCGTCGTATGCGATTCGTCGCACCCTGAGAAGCGTGAACTTTTGGTCTTGGTCATCCGAGACTGCCTCGTTCCCAGAGAAACAGTACTCGGCAAGTTCTCCAAACACGTCACGCTTTTGGTTATTGACGCCATCCATTGGTATCTGCATCTGTTGGCTCTTGATCACAGAGTACCTGTATGCGTCGAACTTCTTGCGCGGTACCCTTTCGTCGTCTAGGTCTCCCACGACTACCTCCTTCTACGGTGGACTCATCTCAAGTGGACTATCCTCTACCCCCTCCAGCCGTCGGGGGCGGTGTAGCTGACGGCGCGGCCTATCACGCGCACGGCGGGCGCGTGATAGGCCGCTCTGGTCGATGGTTCGGTCGCGGTAGTCGGGGTTCAAGCTCTCGGGGCGCCGGCCGCGATGCGTCCCAGGACGGGGACGGGCACGGTGTCGGAGGAGACCACGTACACGAAGCTCTGGTCGCCGTCAAGGGCGAGCAGGTAGGACACGGTTACTCCTGCCCGGCGAGCGTGCGGGCCTGACGCCTTATCTCGTCCGCGTGCGAGTAGATCTCGTTGATGCTGTCGATCGGATATCGCTCGGACTCGTGCTTCCCGTCGAAGACGCTGAAATGTTTCTTCCTCGTGTTGAAGTAGAGACGGACTATCGGGCGTCTGTTGTTGTCGTCGAGGAAGACGGCGCAGTAGCTCTTCGCGTCTCTCATGGTCACCCTTGACGGGTCTACTTCTGAGCAGGCAATCGCCTTGACTATCGAGTACGCATCGACCTCCTCGTCGGTGGTGACTATCCCGTCGTCCGGGGTATCAGACACGTCGACCTGCGTTGGTGAGGCGGCATCACCGTCGTCTCCATCCTGGTCCTCGTTTCCGAGTGCCGTCGTAAGCCTGTCGTTCACCTGGTCGTTCAGGAAGCGCCTCAGGGCCTTCTCCACGAGCGGGCGGAACTTCTCCACGACCGACTGCCTGAATGCCCCGTCGTAGACGTTCGAGGCGAGGAGCTTCACGAAGGCGTTCGACGGGTCGCGGAATTGCTCGGCAACGGCGCGCTTCAGAGCCCCGACGTACTTGAGCTCCTCGGCGCTGGATGCGATGGAGTCGATGTCGAACGAAGGCTTCGTTAGCTTCTGGAGCTCCGGGAGGGTCAGCTTGTCTATGTCTAGGAGGTCAAGGATGAGGAACGGCTTGGAGTCCATCTTGTTTGGCTCGTCCAGGTCCATGTAGAAGTTCCACACCTGACCGTTCGTGAGGACGCCGATACGGGCGTGCGTGCAGGCGAAGTAGCGGTAGAGCTGGCTGGCGTTCTCGAGGGAGAGCTGCGTCCCCACCTTCTTGCACTCGATGATGATTTGCACCTGGCCGTCCAGGACGAGCGCGTAATCGACCTTCTCACCGCGCTTGACGCCCACGTCGGCCGTGAACTCCGGTATCACCTCGTTCGGGTTGAAGACGTCGTAGCCCAGGACGTTGCCGATGAACGGCATTATGAACGCGTTTTTCGTCGCCTCCTCGGTGGTTATCGAGTCCCTCAGGGACTCGACCTTCTTTCCCATCTGTGCAACCGCGTCTGCGAACTCCATACAGCACCAGCTCCTCTACCTCACAACGTCCTCGTACGCCTGCCACCACACGACCGTGCCAAGCACCTCAACGGGCGGGTCATGCGGCCCAACTACAACATCCTCGTAGCCCTCCTGCCACGAGTCTGCGGAGAGCATCACCGTGCCGCCGGAGCCCGCCATGTACACGTGCACGAAGCTGCCGTGCGCCTCGTCGCGCACCAGGACGGCGTCCCCGGTCCTCGGCTCCATGTCCGGGTCCACCCCCAGGGCGGCGTCCTCCGGGAACCGCCTGTCCATGCATGACCCGATGCCATGCACAACGAAAAGCCCCGGGTGCCGCTCCGCGACGCCGGCGGGCACCTCGACCACGGCGTCTGCGTCCTGCTCGTCCCCGTCGCCCATGCACGTGACGCCGATGGCCCTCATGGGCACGGCTGCGGAGGCCGCGCGGGACTCCACGCGCTCGGGGCCGTCGCCGTTCATCAGGTAATAGGGGGTCGTGCCGAGAAGCGCCGCAAGCTTATCGAGCCTTTGGAGGCGCGGGGAAATTTTTCCTGACTCCCAGCTAGACACAGTCGGCCTCGAAACGTCCAGCCCCTTGGCAATGTCATCCTGCGTCAAGTCACGCGCTTCTCGCAGACTTCGCAGCCTCTCGGCAAACCCCATGATGCCTCCAATGCCACGTTGTAAACGTTAATTGACAAGATAGGCAAGATTTATTGCCGTGACAACGTATTATTAATTGACATAGAACGTAGGTAAGTTTAACGTAATAGGCAACGAAAGGGGGTTGAGCCAATGACAGGACTTAGGTCGATTCGTAGAGCAAAGGTCGAGGAAGCACACAAATACGCAGCAGCAACCGTGGCGAAAGCAATGGGCGTAAGCCGCGTTACCTATGCCAAGTGGGAGGAGCACCCGGAGAGAATGAGCGTCGGCCAGGCAAGGAAGCTCGCCGACTATCTAGGGTGCTCGGTCGATGACCTTTTTTATTTGACCGAAGACGTCAATTAAACCTACGTCTAAGAAGAAAGCCCCCGCGCATACGGGGCGCGAGGGCAACGACAAGAGACAGGAGGTCTCAGATGTCACAGGAGATTGTACCGCAGGTTTTCGAGAACTCAGAGTTCGGCGCAATCCGCGCGATGCACGACGAGGACGGAGAGCCGTGTTTCGTGGCTTCCGACATCGCCAAGGCTCTCGGCTACCGCGACGCCGAGAAGATGACGCGCCGCCTTGATGATGACGAGAAGGGTACCCGTTCAGTGGGTACCCCTGGCGGCGAGCAGCAGATGACTGTCATCACCGAGGCCGGCATGTACTCGGCAATCCTCGGCTCGAAGGTCGAGGGGGCCAAACGATTCAAGCGCTGGGTCACGCACGAGATCCTGCCCGCCCTGCGCCGCGACGGCGCGTACGTGGCGAGCGACGGTGCCGAGGACGACGCGACGCTCATGGCGCGCGCACTCCTCGCCGCGAAGCGCGCCATCGACCGCAAGGATGCCCTCATTGCCGAGATGAAGCCCAAAGTCCTCTTCGCCGACACCGTGGCGGCGTCTGACGGCACCTGCCTCATCGGCGAGCTTGCCAAGATGATGACCCAGGCGGGATACCCCATCGGGCAGAACCGCCTCTTCGCGAAGCTCAGGGAGGACGGATACCTGGGCAAGAGCGGCAGCAACAGGAACGTCCCGCTCCAGCGCTACGTCGAGATGGGCCTGTTCAAGATCAAGGAGACGGCCATAACGCACGCGGACGGCCACGTGACCATCAGCCGCACGACCAAGGTCACCGGCAAGGGCCAGAGGTACTTCATCGAGCGCTACTGCAGGGTGGTGGCGTGATGGACATGAGCGAGATGGCGACCTACTGGGCCCGCATGACCGACGAGCAGCAGCGCAGGCTGCTGGGCTTCCTGAAGGCGACGGCCACGGCGGAGGACGGGAGGCGGGAGCGCCCGCTGACCGTGCCCGAGGTCGCGAGCGAGACGCACATATCGCCCGCGACCATAAACCGGGCCATCAACGCCGGAGACCTGCACGCCACGATCCCGCGCGGGACGCGGCTGCGGCTCGTGCGCAGGTGCGACTTGGAGGACTGGCTCGATGGCGACGAATGACGGGAGGCGGTGCCGGATGGCATCGACGCGAAGGAATGGCGGAATGACGCTGGGAATGGCCATCAACCTCTGGGTGGACAGGCACCCCGTACTTGGGTTCCTGGGCTTCCTTGCGCTCATGTTCGCCCTCATGGCCCTCTGCGGGCTGAGCGACGGGCCGGACCGCATCGCGGCGCTCGGGGGCATGTGATGGGCGCCCTCTTCGACACGGGCGCGACCATGACGCCGGCCGAGCTCGCGGAGCACGGAGTGGACGTGCCGCAGGCGGTGAACCCGACGCCCATCCGCGTGCGCATAGAGTTCACGGCCACGCGGGCCGCCGTGGAGCGCGTGTGCCGCTACGTGGCCGCGCAGGGCGGCACCGACCGCCGCAGGCGCTTTATGCGACTGGACGGTGGCGAGCTGTGAGCGTGAGCTTCCGCGTGGGCTTCGTCCACGGCCTGCAGCGCCACAGGATGACGCGCGGCGGGCACGCCTACGACACCGAGCGCAACGTCGTGGACAAGGCGGAGATAGCGGCGTGCTACCGCAACGCGTGCCACGCGAGCCCGAGGTCAAGGCCGACGTGCGCCCCTAGGCGCGTGCCCGTGGCCGTGGACGTGTACGTGCAGCGGCCCCTGCCCATGTCGCGGCCCAAGCGCTGCGACGGCGAGGACGACACGTACAAGCCGGACGCGGACAACATCGCGAAGCTCGTCCTGGACGCGCTCAACGGCGTTGCATACGAGGACGACGCGCAGGTGGTGCGGGTGTGCGTGACCAAGGCGCGCAGGCGGCGCGGAGTTGACGAGCACATGACGGTGACGATCAGGCGCCCCGACTGGGGCGACAGGTAGGAGGAGAGATGGCAGAGATGGACATGGACCAGTTCGAGCGGCACTTTGCCGAGGTCGACGCGATGGTCCCGAAAGACGGGGACGTGGCGGTGCTGACACGCGCCGAGCTGCTGAGCGCGATGGCGCTCGCGTGGGCCTGCGGGCAGGCGCAGCTGTCTGCTGGCGTGCTCACGGACCCGACCGCGGTCTTCGGCGCGGTCGCGCAGGCGGCGATGAACGAGACGCTGCACGAGGAGCTGATACAGCGCGTGGGCGATGCCTGCAGCGAGGGCGCGCGCTCGGTCGGCGTCAGGACGCACCACGTGGCGTGCAACGGTGGACGCAATGACGAGGAGGGCGAGGGCAATGAGTAGCGTGCAGGAGGTGACCCCCGAGGTCATCGACGCGCCGGAGGTAATCAGCGGCGCCGACAGGTGGCTCGCTGAGCAGCGCGCCAAGGTCGCAGAGATTGCGAAGGAGTACGTGCCGCACGAGATCACGAGCGGCGACGACTACCGCGAGAGCAAGCGGGCGCGGACGCAGGCCCGCAAGGCCATCAAGGCCGTGGAGGACGCTCGCAGGCAGCAGGTGGGCGCCATCAAGGACGCCGTGCGCGACTTCGAGGCGCAGGTGCGCGACCTGCTGGCGCCGCTGTCCGGCGTGGATGCCGACTACAAGGCGGCGCTCGCCGAGTGGGAGCGCCTGACCATCGACAGCCGCACGCAGGAGGTGGCTGCCTGGTACGCGGAGACGCAGGGCGACGTGGCGCAGCTTGTGCCCTTCGACACCGTATGGCAGAGGTACGCCCATGCCGAGAAGTGGGACCTCTACGGCGCGAACCTGGTCCAGATGGAGCAGGACGTGGCCGGCATCGTGGAGTCAATCGAGCAGGACCTTGCGACCCTCGACTCGGCGCCGTACGAGCCCGAGGACAAGGCCAACGTCAAGGCCGAGTACCTGCGGACGCTGGACCTCTCTGGAGCCCTCCGCTCGGCGGACGAGGCCCGCAGGCGCCGCGAGCGCATGGCCGAGGTCGAGCGGCAGCGCGCGGAGCGCATGGCCGAGGCCGAGAGGATGGCCGCGAGGGCCGCCGAGACGCCCGAATCCGCCCCGATTGAGGAGGACGCGACCGAGCGCCCAGACGAGCCGCAAATGGCCGAGAAAACGCCAACCGTGGCCGCAGGCGGGACGGTGGCCTACGTGGTGACGGTGCCGCGCGAGCACATGCACGACTTCGCGCAGGCGATGCGCTCACTCGGGTGGGCGCACGGCAGGAGGATGACGGACGAGCAGCGTAGGGAGTGGGAGTCATGGCAGAGGGCATAGTCAAATACCAGGCGTCGGACGGCATCGAGGTCAAGCTGAGTCCCGGCATCGTGGCGAGGTACGTCATCACGGGCGGGCAGCAGGTGGACGACCGCGAGATCTTCGGCTTCATGGCCAAGTGCCAGGCGCGCCACCTCAACCCGCTGGCGGGCGACGCCTACATGACGGCGTACAAGAACAAGAAGACGGGCCGCGTCGAGGCGAGTGTCATCGTGTCCAAGGATTACTTCGTCCGTACGGCGACCCAACAGCCCGGCTTCGACGGCATCAAGGCCGGCGTCGTGGTCTGGGACAAGCGCGCGGGGGACATGAGGTACCGAGAGGGGACCATCTACAGCAAGGCCCAGGAGCGGCTCGTGGGCGGATGGGCCGAGGTCTACGACAAGGGCCGCAGCCACCCGAGCCGCGCAGAGGTGAGCCTGGATGAGTACGACCAGCACCGCAGCATGTGGCTCTCGAAGCCCGCGACGATGATACGCAAGGTCGCTCTGGTGCAGGCCCTGCGTGAGGCGTACCCGGGCGCCTACGGCGGCATCTACGACCGCGACGAGATGCCGGAGCCGCCCGAGGAGCCCGAGGTAGTGCCTGAGGAGGCTATGGCGGGCGAGAGCCGCTTCCCGCAGCCCGCGGAACCAGATCCTGACTACTACGACGAGGACCAGGAGTTCTAGCGATGGGGTGCATCAACAAGGCGAGCATATCGGGCAACCTCACGCGCGACCCCGAGCTGCGCACCACCCAGTCCGGCACCCCGGTGCTCTCGATGGGCGTGGCGGTGAACGAGCGCGTGAAGCGCGGCGACCAGTGGGAGGACCGCCCGAGCTTCGTGGACGTGACCGTGTGGGGAGCGAGGGCCGAGGCGCTGAGCAAGTTCCTGCGCAAGGGCCTGCGCGTGGCCGTGAGCGGGCGCCTGCGGCAGGACCGCTGGCAGGACGCCAAGACGGGCGAGAACAGGAGCCGACTAGGCATCGTGGCCGACGAGGTGGACGTGATGACGCCGCGCGACCGCGGGCAGGAGCGGCAGGCCCCGGCGCAGCAGCAGGCGGCACAGCAGGCCGTGCCGTACGCGGCGCCTGCGCCAGCGCAGCCAGACCCGTACGACGAGGATATTCCGTTCTAAGGAGGCAGGCATGTATGCATACGCGGAGGAGACGGTGCGCAGGGCGATGCGCGAGGAGTACGCGGGCTGCACCTGCGGCGGATGCCGCCACGCCCACGCCATCGAGTGGCCGTTTGACGAGGACCGCGAGGCCCTGGACGCGGGGACGCGCGGGCCTCTCCCGAGCCACAGGCTCGAGGACGGCTGGGCGTGGTGCGACTACGTGGAGGGCCTGGTGCGCAGGGAGAGACCAGCGTACACGGACGAGGACGGCGAGTGCGGCGCCTACGGGCGCGCGTAGGGGGGACGAGGACATGGCGAGGAATCCGGTTCCTGAGCTGACGGCGGAGCAGCGCGAGCGCAACCGTCGCGCGGCCATCGAGGCGCGAAAGCAGCGCGCGCGGATGCTGGGCGGCGTGCGCGAGGGCCGAGTGGACCCGCGTGGCGTGCTGATGCGCCGCGACCGCGTGGCGACGCGCACGAGGGTCGAGGCGCTCCTGCGGGCCATGCCGGGCGTCGGTCCGGCGAGGGCACAGGCCGCCATGCGCGAGCTCGGCATATCGCCGCGCCGTCGCGTGGGCGGGCTCGGCCCCAGGCAGCGCGAGCGCCTGGGCGCGTGGATAGCGTCCAGGGAGGGCTAGCGATGGCGACGAGGGGCGGCGGCGTGTACTTCCCCGTCGATGCCGGCTTCTGCGACACCCAGGCGGCGCGTCAGGTCACGCGCCGCTTCGGTCCCGCGGGCTTCTGCGCCTACGTGCGGCTGCTGTGCATGATGCTGCGCGAGGACGGCGGCCGCCTCTCGGTCGCCCTGGACGACGACTGGGCGGACGTCGCGGACCAGCTCGGGATGGGCGAGGGCGAGGCACGCGAGCTCGTGGCGGTGCTGGCCCACTACGGGGCCGTGGTCCTGAAGGACGGCGCGCTGTGGAGCCCGCTCGTCTCGGCGTCCGTGGCGGCACGCGAGAAGAAGCGCGAGGCGGCCATCAAGGGCAACGAAAAGCGCTGGGGCAAGCGAGACGGAGACGAATCGCACAGCGAATCGCAATGCGACTAGCAATGCGAATCCACTTACTTACTTACTTACGTACTTACTTAATAAGAACCTCACTAGTAAGTCTCACGTACTAGAGAGTCAACCTAACAAGGAGGGCGAACCTCAATGTTGAAAACTTCCGAGAATGTCGAAAAGTCCGACGAGGCGCGCGAGGACCTCGCGGAGGACGCGGAGGCCATGAGGTGAGCGAGGAGCTGCGCCCCTGCCCATTCTGCGGAGGGAAGGCCGAGTACAGGGGGACGGGTCAGGTCTACGTGAGGTGCCTCGCGTGCGGCGCGCGCTCGCGTGGCACGGTCGAGCGCTACAGGTCGAACCTCGCGGCGCTGTGGAACATGAGGACGGAGGACAGGAGACATGGGCGAGATTAGCGACGAGCGCCGCGAGGTGGCGGCGAAGCTGAGACAGATGGCCGATGCGCACTATGCGGTTGAAACAAGCCGCGTGGCCCGTGCCATCGGGCTTGAGTATGAGGTGTATGGGACTGTCGCGGCATTTAACAGCGCTGCCGTGCAGGCCCTTGCCGACCTCATAGACCCCACGTGCGAGGTGGACTCAATAGAGCCTGTCGAGGACGAGCTTGGCCAGACAGTCGGCTATGAGTTCCATCTGACGTGCGGACACGCACCCGAGCAGCCATTCAACGAACCGCCAGCGTACTGTCATTATTGCGGCGCGAGGGTGGTGGACGGCTATGCCAATTGACGTATTGCTGTTGATCGCGTCGGTGCCGGAGTGGGCAATGTGGCTTGCGGTCGCCATCGGCGCGGCCGCGCTGGCCTACATGATATGGGCGTGGCGATGACGGCTGGACCAGATGGGGCAAATGCCCCACGTGCCCCAAAAGGTCGCACGCGCGCGGCGTGGTCGTGGTCCGAGCTCCAGGAGGTCTGGCGCCACCCGGACATGACGGCCGATGAGCTCGCGGAGGCGCTCCCCGGCCGCACGCCGAAGGCGATACGCCGTGTGCGGGAGCGCTACGGGCGCTGGCGCACCGAGGGCGTGGTGCCGCTGTGCCAGAGGTGCGGCGAGCATCCGGTGCACGTGTCCGACCCGCAGGCGCGGCGCTGGGGCCTGTGCCGGGAGTGCGCGCAGGCGGAGAAGGACTGGCGGGACCAAAACGCCGCGCGCCTTGAGCGCGAGAACGCCGCGCGCAGGCAGAGGAAGCACAAGAGGAGGGGGAGCGAGTGAGGGGCGCGAAGCGTTGCTTAAGCGTGGGGCGTCAATGCATTGAAGCCATCCGTCGTACCCAGCGGGCTCAGTATGTGTTACAATGACACATATCGGGGAGGTGGTCGCCATGGCATCGACGGAAGCGCAGAAGCGTGCCAGCGCAAAGTACCAGAGGGAGAAGACGAAGCAGGTCAATCTGAAGTTCTCGCCCAACGAGATGGACATGTACAGGTGGCTGACCGAGCGCGATGGGACCGTGTCGGGGACGGTGAAGGGCCTGATACGGAAGGCCATGGAAGAGGAAAAATAATTATAACCTATACCGCCTTATGTGTGTTATAATGATACACAGAGGCGGGGAAGAGGAGTACCTGCCATGGACGAGACGGAGCAGGAAATGACCAAGGACGAGATGCAGCGATACATCGACCAGCAGATACGCGACGGCAGGAGCTGGGCCGAGGCGTTGGAGAGGCTGGCGGAGGTCCTGGGGCTGAGGGACAACAGCAGCAAGAAGGAATAGGACGCGATGGGGCCGCGAGAGCGGCCCCGATTCGTATCGCGGCAACCTTCGCCGTGGCGCCTGTGACAATTCGCGGGCGCCCGTCTTTTCGGTCTGAGAATGCAGCCATGGGAAAGAAGACGGGACACACCGGCGTGGGGAAGCTCAGACCGTTCACCAGCGAGAACTCTGCCGAGATGGGCAGGAGAGGTGGCGTTGCCTCGGGCGAGGCGCGCCGCCGCAGGCGAAGCATGTCCGAGCTAGCGTCCGTGATGATGGGGCAGGAGCTCAGGGGAAAGGACGCGCAGAAGGTCGGCGCGCTCTTCCCCGACCTCGGCGGCGAGGTGACGCAGGCCGCAGCCGTCGTGGCTGGGCAGGTAGCAGCCGCGCGCAAGGGCTCGACGCAGGCCTTCAACGCCCTGCGCGAGATGGAGGCCGAGCAGGCCGCGCGCGACGCCGAGGACAAGCGACCGTTCGAGCGCGACTTCGTGCGCTACGTCGGACCGGCCTTCTGGCCCGTGCACTACCACCTGTGCCGTGAGGACCAGCACGAGTTCTGGATGCCCGGAGGGCGAGGCTCCGGAAAGTCCTCGGCCGTCTCGCAGGAGATCGTGGCGGGCATGATGGAGCACCCGGACCGCTCCGCCTACGTCTTCATGGCCGTCGGCGAGGGCATGGAGGGCGGCCCGTTCGAGCAGGTGAGGTGGGCGATAGACCGCCTCGGAGTGTCGGCGGTCTGGGAGTCGCGCAAGGCCCCGATGACGTGGCGCAGGACCGACACGGGGCAGGTCATACGCTTCCGCGGGCTCGACAAGGCGAGCAAGACGAAGGCGACCAAGGCGCCGCGCGGGACGTACTACGCCTACCAGTGGTTCGAGGAGTGCGACCAGCTCAGCGGCCCGCAGGCCATCCGCACGGTGCTGCAGTCGCTCACGAGAGACGTGGGTGGCGGTGCGTACTTCGCGCGCTTCTACACCTTCAACCCGCCGCGCGTGGCCGAGAGCTGGGCCAACCGCGTGTGCGATCTGCGGGAGTCCCAGGGCAAGCCCGTGTACCGCTCCACCTTCCTCCAGCTCCCGCCCGACTGGGTCTCGGACCAGATGCGCGAGGACGCCGAGGAGCTGCGAGAGAGCGACCCTCCCGCGTACCGCCACGAGTACCTGGGCGAGTCCGTGGGCATCGGCGGGCTGGTCTTCGACCGCGTGGAGTTCCGCCGCGTCACCGACGAGGAGGTCAGGGCCTTCGACAACATGGTGGCGGGCGAGGACTTCGGCTGGTGGCCCGACCCGTGGGCCATGACCGTGTCCGAGTGGCAGCCGGGCAAGAGGACGCTCGTCACGTGGCGCGAGGACGGCGGCAACAAGCTCACGCCAGAGGCGAGCGCCGCCCGGGCGCGCGCCCTGCTTACGTGGCCAGACCAGGAGGGGGCGCGCCCGACGTACCACCGGATGCCAGTGTGGGCCGACGACGCCGACCCGCAGCAGGTGGCGCAGCAGCGCGACGCCGGGCTCGACGCGCACCAATCGCACAAGGGCGGGCGCCGCATGGCGTCGTACCGCTGGCTGTCCTCGGTGCGCTGGGTGATAGACCCCGAGCGGTGCCCGAGGCTCGCAGCCGAGGTCAGGCGCAAGCAGTACGAGCAGCTTCCGGACGGGCGATTCGTGGAGCGCATCCCCGACGGCGACGACCACTGGATAGACGCCACGAGGTACGCGGTGATGCGCATCGTGACGAGCAGGACAGCATACAGGGGCGGCAAAGACTAGCAGGGGGGCAGGCATGGCGGACAGCGAGTATTCCGTTCCGTCCAGTATCACGAGGGCGCTGAGGGACGCTGGCATGGCGCCCGACACGTCGATGCAGGCGCGCATCTCGGAGTGGTGGGGGTGGTACACGTCCACGGTGACCTTCTACGACGAGGACGTGCCGATGGGCGACGGCCGCACGATGCACCGCCACCGCGTCACGATCCACCCGGCGCGCCGCGTGTGCCGCGAGTGGGCGTCGCTGCTGCTCAACGACAAGACGACCATTACCGCAGACAATGACGCCGCCGACCAGTGGCTGCGCTCATGGCTCGCGTCGTCGCACCTCGTGCAGCGCGGGCAGGGAATGGTGGAGCGCGCCTTCGCGCTGGGCACGGGCGCGTGGGCACTCAGCTTCGACCTGCGCGACGGCACCGTCACTGCCACGCGGCCGCGCCGCTACGACGCGCGTCAGGTGCTCCCGCTCTCGTGGGACGAGGACTCGTGCACCGAGTGCGCCTTCGCGTCGGTGACCATGGCCCACGGCGCGCGGCTCGACCAGCTGCAGGTTCACGCAGTCGACCCCGAAACTGGCACCTACCACGTGCGCACGCGCGTCTTCTCGCGCGACCGCGAGGTCGACGCCGAGGCGCTGGGCATGATTCCAGACTACGACACGGGCTCCGCCATGCCGACCTTCGCGCTCGTGCGCCCCGCCATCGACAACGTATACAGCGACGGCAGCGCCATGGGCCAGTCCGTGTTCGCCGACGCCACGGGCGCGATTGCCGCCGTCGACAACGCGTTCGACTCGATAGTGCGCGAGATCGACGCGACCAAGGTGAAGACGTTCGTCGCCGACCAGATGTTCGGCAGCAGGCTCGACGTTGCGCCGGACGGCACCGAGCGCCGCGTGACGCTGCTGCCGTCGCCCGACGCGTCAATCGTGCGAGTCATGTCGACCGACCCGGACCTGATATCGACGTTCGCGCCCGACATCCGCATCGACCCTCTCAGGCAGGCGCTCGACGTGGCGCTGGACGAGCTGGGCGACCTCACGGGGTTCGGACAGAAGTACTTCGCCCTCGCTGGCACGACGGGGCTGAAGACCGCGACGGAGGTGGCGGCGGACAGCTCGGCGCTCATGCGCAACGTGGCCAAGCACGGGCACCTGCTCGGCGATGCGCTGCGCTCGATATGCGAGGCGGCCCTCGCGGCCAACGGGTTCGATGACGCGTCGGTGTCCGTCGACCTCGATGACTCCATCATCGCCGACACGGCGAGCGACAAGGCGCAGATGCTGTCCGAGGTAGCTGCCGGGCTCGTGCCGGGGTGGATGTACCTGCAGCGCTTCTACGGCATGACCGAGGACGACGCGCGCGCGGCAGCATCAGAGGCCGCGTCCGGCGTCGCCGCCCCCGCCTTCGGCGCCTGATGCTGAGCCCCGAGGAGATCGCGGCGATAGGCATTCAGGTAGCGATTGCCGCGAGGTCCACGGAGGGAGCCTGCGTCTCCGAGCTGTGCAAGGTCGCCGTCAAGGCGCTGGCGGACGGCCCCGACCTCGGGCGCGCCGTCACGGCGTCGGCGTCGGTCCCGGGCGTGATAGTCGGAACGATAGCGAGGAACCCGTACATGTCGGCGCCCTCCGTATCGAGGCAGGTGGCAGACGCGCTGTCGCGCTCGGCTTGCCGCGACGCGTCTGCGCTCGGAGTCTCTGCCGACGAGCTCGCGGCCGCGCTCGCGCCCGGGCACGACTCCGTGACGGCGGCAGACGCCGTGGCCGCGAACCTTAAGGCGCTGTCCGCGAGGGACAACCTCGCGATGGGTGAGGACGCGCGCAGGACGCTCGTGTCAGCCGTGTCGCGCTGGGTGCCCGCCGCGTCGCGCGGGGAGATGGCGTACGAGGAGTGCGTGCGCAGGATCGTGGAGGAGTGCGCAAAGCGCGGCGTGAAGGTCGTGGACTACGCGAGCGGCAGGCGCACGTCCATCGACGTCGCGGCCCGCAGGCACGTGGTGACGCAGGTGCAGCAGGCCGCCGCATCGCGCTCGCTGGCCGCGTCGGCGTCCATGGGCGAGGGGCTTGTCTTCGTGACCTCCCACGTCGGCGCCCGTCCGAGCCACCGCGAGTGGCAGGGCCGCCCGTTCGCGGCGCATGGCCCCCTCACCGTTGACGGAGTGACCTACCAGGACCTCGCCGAGGCCACGGGCTACGGCACGCCGGGCGGGCTCTGCGGCGCGAACTGCCGCCACAGCTTCGGCCCATGGATGCACTGGCAGAAGCCGCCATACAGCCACACGCCCGACGAGGACGCGGGACTGGACCCCGACGAGGCGTACAAGGCGACGCAGGCGCAGCGGGCCAACGAGCGCGAGATAAGGGCCGCGAAGCTGGAGGCCGACGCCATGCGCGAGGCGGGGCAGGACGACGCGGCGGCGCGGCTCAGGCTCGGGCGCGCGCAGGCGAGCCAGCGCAAGCTGCTCGCGGACAACAGGTGGCTCAAGCGCAGGCCCGAGCGCGAGACAGCCTACGGCAAGGGCGGCAAGGCCGTGAGCGTGCGCCCGCTGAGGGTCGCCAAGGCATCGAGCAAGCCCGGCGGCGGCACGAAGCGACGCGACGTGAAGATGGCGATGGAGTGCGAGAAGGCGATGTTCGTAAGCCAGAACACGGGTGACGCGAAGAGGAACGCGGAGAACGCGATACTCGCCAGGAACTTCTCGAAGGTGAGACCAGCGGGTGCGTACGACGTCAAGTGCCACGGCAGCAGCACGTCGGTAAAGTGCTTCAACTCTGAGATAGACGCAAAGACGCTGGCTAGGGTCATTCGCGGCAGGAATGACTACGACGGCGGCGACGTGCGACTGCTTGCGTGCTCGACGGGTAAGATTGACGGCAAGGGGAGCTGCATCGCTCAGGACCTCGCGGACAGGCTCGGCGTTACGGTGACGGCTCCGAACGGCACGCTATACGTTAACCCAGACGGAACGTTCTACGTCGGCAGGCACGGAAACGGGAGCATGGTCGCGTTTGTGCCGAGTGGGGAGAGACGATGATCTACGCAAATTCGAGTGACTACGATAACGGCATTGCCCCGAAGCTCGGCGTGCCAAGGCGCGACAAGGAGGCCCTGCTTCGCGCCATGACAAGCGAGGAGCCGGTTGCCATTGCGGCTGGGTACCTGGTCGACTACTCGACGGGCAAGCCGACAGATATTGTCGACATGCTCTACGAGAAGAACGGCGTACGCTGGTCAAGGGAAGAGGCCTGGAACCTCGAACACAACGACATGGAGGTATCCGACGAGTTTGCCGACGCGCTCTTAGGAAGAAACAAGCGATAGGCACAACAGACAATCTGCCGTGGCAGGAGAGGGCCGTCCTTCGGGGCGGCTCTCTTCATGCCCGTTACCGCCGTCAGACCATCCACGGTGACGCCCGGCCAGCGCAAAAGGGCTACGACGCCCGGCCAGCGCAAACAGGCCGCCACAGTCGCGCAGGGAAGCGCGCAAACAAACCGTGGATTGGAGAGGCACATGGCAGACGAGCAGGAGCCCAAGACCGAGCCCGAGGAGAAGCCAGAGGGCAATGGACCCGAGGAGAAGCCCGAGGGCGGCGACGGCGAGCCCATCAAGGACAGCCACGGCCAGGAGGGCATCTCGAAGGCTAAGTACGAGCGCGAGCGCCGCGAGTGGGAGGCCAAGGTGGCCGACCTCAAGGCGCAGCTCGACGGCAAGGCCGGGGACGGAGACCGCGTGGCGAAGCTGGAGGCCGACCTCAAGGCCATGCAGGACAGGCTCGCCGACGAGAAGCTGACCGCATCGCTCGCGGCCGCCGGGTGCGTCAACGCCAAGGCCGCGAAGGCCGTGCTCGATGACTACGACGGCGACGTCGACAGGCTGAAGGCTGACTGCCCGTACCTCTTCCGCAAGTCCCAGAGCGGCTCCACGGGCGGCGCGCCCGTAGGGGCCACGGGCACCCACGAGGACCGCGTGCGCAAGGCGCGCGACGCAGCGGGGACCGCCCGCTACCACAAGGAACAGGGGTAACACATGGCAATGACAGCACCAACCCTCCCGACCGAGTACCTCACCGAGCTCGACTCCGTGCTCACGCACGAGTCCTACTCCGCGCGCTACGCGGTCCAGGGCGCCGAGTTCGTGAACGCCAAGCAGGTCAGCGTTCCCGAGATCACGTTCGACGGTGGAACCAACAAGTACGACCGCTTCAAGACCGAGAACTCCGGCGCGCTGAGCTACACCACCTACACGCTCGACCACGACCAGGAGGCCGTGTTCTACGTCGACGCGGTGGAGGACGCGGACGCCCAGAGCATCCTGAGCACCCAGACCGCGGCCGAGTTCGAGCGCCAGAAGCTAATTCCCGAGGTCGACGCGGACTTCTTCGCAAAGGCCGTGAAGTCCGCTGGCGGGACCGGCACCGATACCATCACCGCCGAAAACGTGAAGAAGGTCATCCGCAAGGCGCGCAGCCAGTTCGTGAAGGTCGGCCTCGCAGGCGGCGACCTCTACCTCACCTCCGACGCGCTCGGCGCGCTCGAGGACGCCACCAAGCGCGAGTGGGGAAGCGACGGGGCCATCACGGACGCAGTCGGCACCTACGACGGCTTCACCGTCTACGAGGTCGCCGACGACGTTCTCGGCACCGACCTGCTCGCCATCTCCGGCGGCACCAACACGATCCGCTACATCACCAAGCGCGCCGTGGCCTACCACTTCGCGCCCGGCCAGCACACCCAGGGCGACGGCTACCTCGACCAGTACCGCTGGGTCTACGGCACCATCGTGCGCAAGAACAATATGGTAGGCATCTACTCCAACAAGCACGCGGCGTAATGTCTGCCCCGACGCTGACATACGCGCGATACCGCGAGCTCGGCGGCTCGGCGGGAGAGGACGCCTTTGCGGCGTCCCTCCCATGGGCCTCGCGCCACGTCGCCGCCGCCTGCTGGCCAAACGAGCCAGCGCCCGACACCGAGGGCGCGTGGCTCGCGGCCGTGGCGGCAGCCGTGGACGTGGACGTCGAGTGGGGCGGCACGCACGGTGCTGGAGACTCGGGGTCGCTGTCCATCGGCGGCTTCTCGACCTCCGGCGGATCCGGCGGCGAGCCCTTCGCCGACGAGCTCACGCGCGCCGTCTCAGACGCCCTCGCAGGCACCGGGCTGCTCTGCAGGGTGGTGGTCTAGGTGAGGTGCATACCGCTACGCCTGCTGCCGTCCACGATGACGTGGCGCGCGCCGTCGACTGGCCGCACGGGCGGATACTCCGACGAGCGGCACGAGGTCGCGCACGTGAGGCTCGACCGCTCGCGGCAGTCCGTGGTGCGCGAATGGAGCGTGGCCGACGGCGTGACGGGCACCGTCTACGTCGACGCGACCAACAGCGTGGGCGAGGTGCCGCCAGTGGGCGCCCTCGTGTCCGTTGACGGCGCTGGAGAGATGGTGGTGCGCTCGGTGTCGCCGTGCTACGGCATGGGCGGTCGCCTGCACCACACAGAGCTGGGGGTGGGCTGATGGCCGACGTGAGGACCTACGTCGCCTTCAACGGCTTTCCGAAGCTCGACGGCGGGAACAACCTGCTCGGCCAGCTCACGAGGCTCATAGAGTTCGACACGAAGCCGTACGTGAAGCACGACACGGGAGATACCGAGGAGAGCGCGGACTCGTCCGACTTCTCCTCCGGCGTGATCGTGTACAGCGCCACGGACAGGAAGGGCCGCCAGTACGCGGGCTACGCCTACGAGGACCCGGCAGTGGCCGAGACGGACAAGAAGCCGAAGGCCACCGACCACTGGTTCGAGAAAGCGCAGCTCGACCGACTGGAGGACTGGATGCGCTTCGTGGCAGAGGCCGTGGCGAAGGGCGGCACCGAATGAGCCTTGTCGTGGCGGCAATAGTCTCCGCGGCGGCAGACGCCGTCGAGGCGGCGGGAGTGGCGCCGGTCTACGAGCGCCGCATGGGCGCGCTTGACGGTCGCGAGGGCGCCGTGGTCCGCATCGGCCCGCAGGGCGTCGTGACGCAGTACATCAACGGGCAGGCCGACGTGGAGCAGCCGGTGCGCGTGCTCTGCAAGCGCAGGGGAGCGACCGAGGCCATGGCGGACGCAGAGAGGGTCTGGGACGCGCTCGACGGGCTCAGGGTCACGGCTGGCGCGACCGAGGTCACCGTGACGGCCACGAGGACGCCCATGGAGCTTTCGATGGACGACTCGGGGTACTCGATATGGGAGGTCGACGCGACCGCCCGATACAGGACAGAAGGCTAGCCCGAGGGCTGGCGGATTGGAGTGACCAATGAAGCTCACACGCAACCTCTTCGTTCCGTGCCTCGACACGAGCGAGGGAAGCGGCACCGCTAAGTACGTGCCGATTGACCTATCCACGGAGTTCGAGTTTTCCTGGAACCCGAACGAGGAGACCTACAGCTACATCAAGGACGCGGACGACTCCACGGAGGTGACCGGATACGCGCCGCAGATGGAGCAGGAGATCGCGCTGGAGTCCACCAACCCGATGTACTCGTACCTCTTCCCGAAGTTCATGGCGCTGCCGAAGGGCTCAGACCTCGTGGTGCCGTGCCTCCTGTGCGTGCCCGACGACAAGGGCGCGGTAACCGTGGGCTACCTCTGGAAGCAGGCACAGCTCTCGCCACAGAAGCTCAACACCGTCGACGGCAAGCTCACCTTCAACATCAACTTCAACGGTGCCGTCGAGAAGGGCACCGTGAAGGTGAGCGGCTCCACGATCACCTACACCGCCCCCACCGCCTCCGGCGTCGGCGCGTAGGAGCAGGGCTCACAGGCTAGGCCGTAAGCGCGGCGCGAGAATCCCCCCGAAGGCAATCGACCCGAGGGGGGATTTCTCATGGCTCAGACGGTTACGGTGGCGGGCTCCGACGTGGAGCTCCCGCGATACGACATGGCGATGGCGCGCAGGGTGGAGGCGCTCGACGCCGCTGACGGGGCGGAGGCCACGTGGCGTGCCGAGTGGGAGCTTGCGCGCGCCGCCGTGGGCGCCGACGCGCTCAGGGAAGCCGTGGGCGGCGACCGCGTGGAATCCTGCGACCTCACGGCGCTCGACGCGCTCTGCGCAGACATTCGCTCCGCGTACGACGCGCCGCGCATGGAGGCCACGCGGAGGCGCATAGCAGATGCGCTGTCCGTGCTCGACGGCGCCGACCTCGACCGCCTCGTGAAGGCGTCAGAGACGATGGCGTCCCTCGGCTCCCGCCAGGGCTTCCGTAGGGTCCGCTAGGTCGTGGTCGACCTGGAGCATGCGGAGCTGCCGCACGAGATAGAGACGGACGACGGCTGGGTCGAGGTGGACACGTGCTTCCGCACGTGGATCCGCTTCGGCCGCGCAGTCGAGCAAGGCGCGTGGTGGCCCGGCATCTTCGTCGGCCACGAGCCACGCGGATGGCACGACGGCGCGCTGGAGTTCTACCGCTCGCCCGTAGAGTGCCCGCACGGCTCGCGCGGCGGAGGCTCGGCGCGCACGCTCGACCTCTCGGTCGATGGCGACTACGTGGTCGGCAGCTTCCAGGCTGCCTACGGCGTGGACCTCACGGACCCCTCGTGCGACATGCACTGGCACAGGTTCCTCGCGCTGCTCCGCTCGCTCCCGCAGGACTCCATGGTGTCGCGCATCGCGTCGTGGCGCGCGTGGACGCCGGACGGCGCCAAGCGCAAGCCCGAGCAGGTGCAGCGCGAGCTGAGGTCGGCGTGGTCGCTTCCCGGGCCCGGCGCGGCGGGTGGCACCGTGGTGTCGGCGCAGATGGAGATATTCGGCGGCGTGGTGAGTGCCTTCGCCAGGGAGGTGGGCACGGATGGCTGACGGCCAGGTACGCATCGACGTCCTCGCGAACACGGGGGATGCGAAGAAGAAGGCCGACGAGCTCAAGAAGAAGTTCGCGGACGTGGGCAGCGACGACGGCAAGGGCAGCAGCAAGCTCGAGTCCCTCAAGTCCGGCGCCAAGAAGGTGGCATCCGCCGTCGGCAAGGCCGCCGCCGCCGCAGCCGTGGCCGCTGGCACCGCTCTCGCGGCGACGGTCACGAAGGCGACGCAGGCGTACAGCCAGTACGAGCAGCTCTCCGGCGGCGTCGAGAAACTTTTCGGAGACGCCGCAGGCAAGGTGCAGGGCTACGCGCAGCAGGCCTTCAAGACGGCCGGGCTGTCCACGAACGCCTACATGGAGCAGGTTACGGGGCTTGCCAGCGCGCTGAAGCAGAGCTTCGGCGGCGACGCGGTGAAGGCGGCAGACGCGGCGAACATGGCGATAGTCGACATGAGCGACAACGCCAACGTATTCGGGTCGAACATCAGGGACGTGCAGAACGCCTACGCAGGATTCGCCAAGCAGAACTACACGATGCTCGACAACCTCAAGTTGGGCTACGGCGGCACGCAGGAGGAGATGAAGCGCCTCATCGCCGACGCCAACGCGTACGAGAAGGCCAACGGGCGCGCCGGCGACCTCAGCATCGAGAAGTTCGGCGACGTCGTGCAGGCGATTCACGACGTGCAGGAGCAGCAGGGCATCGCCGGGGACACCGCCGAGGAGGCGGGCAGCACCGTGCAGGGCTCGCTCATGATGGTGCAGGGGGCGTGGGAGAACCTCCTGACGGCCATCGGCAGCGGAGACGGCATCGAGAAGGCCGTGCAGGACCTCGTGGAGAGCGTCGGCACCTTCGCGAAGAACGTCGTTCCGGTGGTGACGCGCGCGCTCACGGGCGCCATGCAGGCGCTCCCCGACGTCATCAGGTCGGCCGTCTCCACACTCGGACCAGCCGCCATGGAGCTCGGCCACGCTGTCGCGACGCAGCTCGTGGACGCCTTCAACGGCGCCGTCGCCGCCACGGGGCTCAAGCTTCCCAAGCTCGACGTGTCGGACGTCGAGGGCGCCGTGGGTCACGTCGTGGAGCTTGCGAGGACCTTCGCCAACTCCTTCTCATCTGGATTCTCCTCCGCAGTGGGCGGCACCAAGGGGCTGAGCGACACGCTCAGGGGCATCGCCGACGCGTTCGGCAAGCTGCTGGACGCCGCGAAGCCTGCGGCGGACGTCATATCGGGACCACTCGCCGAGGGGCTCGGCAAGCTCGCCGGCATCTCGCTCAAGGCCACGGAGGCGGCACTCAAGGGCATCGCGTCCGCGCTCAAGGCGCTCTCGGACAACGCGGGCACGGTCGGTCCGGCCGTCGCGGCCATCGCCGGGGGGTTCGCGGCGATGAAGATAGCGGGCACGGTGGCGACCGGCGTGAAGACGCTCTCCATCGCGCTCTCCGGCGTAAAGACGGCCATGTCCATGATCAAGAGCTTCCAGGGGCTCGCTGCCGTGCTCTCCACGCTCGCGGGCGGACCGGTGGCGCTCGTGATAGGCCTCATCGCCGCGCTGGCCATAGGGCTCGTGACGCTCTACAACACCAACGAGACGTTCCGCAACGGCGTGAACGCCGCGTGGAACGCGATATGCCAGGTTGTGACCACGGTTGCGACGGCAATAGCGACCTTCTTCACGTCGACCATACCGTCCGCGCTGTCCTCCTTCGGCTCGATGCTCGCCGGACTGCCTGCCACCATCGGCGGCGTGCTCGCGTCGATACCGGGCGCGCTCGCGGGCCTGCTCACGACCATCGGCACGGCCGTGCTCGGCTTCCTCGCGCAGCTGCCGACGATGCTCGCCACGGGGCTGGGATTCATAATCGGGTTCGTGGTCGGCATCATCGCGCAGATCGTGTCCGTCGTGGCGTCCGGCCTTGCGGCGCTCCCCGGCGTCGTGTCTGGCATCGTGCAGGCAATCGTGACCTTCTTCACGGTGACGATACCTGCCGGCATACAGGCCATGCTCGCCTTCTTCGCGTCGCTGCCCGGAAGCATCGCGTCCTTCCTCGCGGGAGCCGTTGCGGCGATAGCCGGCTTCGTGTCGAGCGCGATAAGCGGCGCCGCGAGAGCGGGCTCAGGCTTCATATCCGGCGTGTCGTCCTTCTTCTCGCAGCTTCCCGGCAGGATAGCAGGCTTCGTCTCCGGGGCGGTCGGCGCCCTCGCTGGCTTCGTGTCGGGTGCGGCGTCAAAGGCGGCGAGCGCCGGCAGCTCCTTCATGCGCGGCATCCAGAGCGGCTTCAACTCGGTCGTGTCATTCGTCCGCGGCATCCCCGGAAAGATGGCGGGCGCGCTGTCGGGTGCCGCCAGTGCGCTCGTCAGCTCTGGCCGGGCGCTCATCAACGGCTTCAAGCGCGGCATCGAGAAAGGGCTGAGCGCGGCGAAGAGCGCCGTGAGCAACGGGCTCGCGTCAATCCGCAAGCTCTTCCCGTTCTCGCCCGCGAAGGAGGGCCCATTCTCCGGGCACGGATACACCACGTGGTCCGGCCGCGCGCTCATGCGCGACTTCGCCAAGTCGATATCAGGCATGGCCCCGCAGGCCGTGGACGCGGCGGAGGGAGCCATCGCGGCCGTGCAGTCGCGCTTCTCCGCTGCGAGCCTCTCTGTGGCGACGCCGTCCGTCGAGTACGCGCCGCGACCCGCTGACGTCGTGGCGACGGTCACGTCGACGCCGGACGGCACCACGGCGGGGGCGCTGCGGAGGGCGTGCGACCTGCTGGCGGAGATAGCGGACGGAGACGGCCGTGGGGCCGTGACCATAGACGGGCTCGTTGTCAACGACGGCTCCGCAATCCGCGGAGAGGTGCTCTCGCTCATCGACAGGCTCGTGACCCTCGGGGGGATGAACAATGGCTAATACCGCGCTTGCGGACGGGACGTACAAGGTATTCAACGGCGCCAACACGTCCCTGCTGCTCAACAGCTGCGGGGCGACGGACGGGAACTCGGCGAACGTGTGGCTGTACCGCGACGACTCGTCGGACGCCGTGTACGTGCGCGTGTGGACGCGCTCGGACGGCTCGCGGCAGCTGTGCTTCGCCGCGACGGGGAAGTGCGTTGACGTCAAGTACGGCACCATCGCCCACGGCACCAACGTGCAGCAGTACAGCGCCAACGACAGCAAGGCCCAGCGATGGGTGATAGCGCCCGTGGACGGCAAGACGATCACGGTCGGCGGAGCGTCGTATCAGGCGTACAAGGTATGGTGCCAGAGCACGTACGGCAAGGAGACCGCGTACCTCATGGAGGCCCAGGGAACGGGCACGCCGTCACAGGGCACGAACGTCTGCATCTCGGAGGACGAGGGCACGAGCGCCGACCAGACGTGGGCCTTCGTCCCGGCCGACCCCGCGCCGACCGGCACGTACATAATCAGGCCGCGCGTGAACCCGAAGCTCGCACTCGACGTGTCGGGGTCATCCCACTCCATCGGCGCGCGCGTCTTCCTATCGGGGGAGCACGTTGGGACGGGCGTGGACGACGGCCGCAACCAGGTCGTGTGGCTCCGCGAGTACGACTCCACGGGCCGCGCCAAGCTTGAATTCTGCCATACCATGATGCTCATGGAGCTGCCGTCGATCAACTCCGCGAAGGCAGGCGCCTACATCTGCCAGTGCACCGACGACGGCGGCACCGACCAGCAGTGGGTCATCACGCCGCACGGCTCGATGGCCGTCGACGGCACGCAGGTGCCGCTGCACGTGATCCGCAACGCGGCGGCGTCCGGCACGTCGCTCGTGCTCGACGTCTACTGCGGAAGGACTACGCCGGGCACGTACGTGCAGGTGTGGCCTCAGAACTTCTCCGTCGCGCAGGACTTCTGGCTGCAGCCGTGCTCCATGCCGACGTCGTCAATCCCGGCGCCGTCGGCGCTCGGCTTCGCAGCGTCCGCTGATGCGGCGCCGGCGTCGGTCGTCATGGCGCAGGACCTCTCTGGCGGCGTGGCGTACGCCGTCTGGTCTGGGCCCGGCACGTCGTGGCAGGTGCGCTACCGCACCATGCCTCGAAGGATGGGCAGCTCTAGCGGCACGTGGGGCGAGTGGCAGAGCGCGGCAGACGGCTCCGTGGCGAACGCCGGCTGGGGTAACGAGTGGCGCCCGAACGTCACGACCTCCGACGGGGGAACGCACAGGGTCGCGCTATCCCTCCCGACGGTCGACGGGGACACCGTGGACTGGGTTGCCGTGCAGGTCGAGGTGCGCAGGCTGGAGACGGGCTGGCAGGGGCACGACGGGTTGGTCGCTCACGGGCCGTCATGCGTCATAGAGGGAGGCGTCGCGTGGAGACCGACCATCACGCTGAGCTCCGTCGGGTGGTCTCCCGAGGGGCTCGTGGTCGGCTACGTGACGGACCTGTCGCGCGGCGGAAACACGGTGACGGTGTCCTCCGTCGTCGTGGACGGCCGCGAGCTCGTGGCGTCGCCCGTGACCGCGACCGGGCTCGCGTCCTCTGACTCGGTGACGGTGCCCATGGCGTCCGTCACCGACGTGCCGGAGGACGGCGTGTCCTGCGCGGTCGCTCTCTCGGTCACGACGGACCACGCCACGGCAACCGCGACCCTCGCCGGGCGCGTCGCGTGGAGCGCCGGCAGCGGCATCACGGTTACGCCGACGTGCGCGGCCACGGACAGGCTCACGGTCGAGGTCACGTGCGACGAGCACAAGTCAGACAGGGCGTGGCTCGTGGGCTCGGGCTCGCTCGTGGAGATGGCCGCCGTGTCGCGCTCGGGCGGCCGGGTGACGTTCGAGGCCGAGCCGCCGCTGGGCGCGTCCTACCGCGTCTGCGTCGCGTCGCGCTCCGGCTCGTCGTGGGGCACGTCCGTGTCCTCGATGCCGTCCGTCGGTGGCGGCACCTACGTGTGGAACTGGACGGACTCTGGCGGCGCGCGGCGCGCGGCGATGATCCTCATGGCCCACGGCGACACGCCGCCAGAGCGCGGTGAGTCGTACAAGGCGGACTCCACGTCGCTCGTCACGTCGGGGAGCACGCGGCCGGTCTACCGATTCGGCTCGTCGCTCGCTGCCGACCTCGACTCCACGGGCGCCATCTACGCAGACGACGGACGCAACCCCAAGTGGTCGAGGGCCGCCGACTTCCGCGCCCTCGCGGCTGCGGGCCACGCGGTGTTCCGCGACGCCTGGGGCATGCGCGCGACGGTGGCGGTAACCGGGCTGTCGATGCCGCGCTCCGAGCGCGACTACATCAAGGTGACGGTCGAGCAGTCCGAGGAGGAGCTGTGATGGCGCGCGACCTGGGGATGTGGCGCGACGGAGCCCGCAGGGACGTGGTGTACGTCCAGCGCGTGGACCCGCACGACCTCGGAAGGGTGGACGGGGTGCTCGACGGGCTCGTGCTCGACGGGTGCAGCATCACGGAGGGCTACTACACCGACGCCCGCGTGCAGGCGTCGATACGCCACGACGGGGAGTGGGGCGAGGACCTGCACTGGCTGCGCGTCGTGCACGAGTGCCCGGCCTACGGGTACCGCGCCGAGCTCGGGACCTTCGTCGTTGACTCCGTCGGCCACGACCGCACGCAGGGCGGCGTGACGTGCGACCTCACCTGCCAGTCCGTGCTGTGGGCGCTCGCCTATGACTCCGTCGCGTACTCCTACGTCATAGGCGCGGGGGCGACGACGTCCAAGGCCCTACAACAGATAATGCGCACGACCGGCAGGGAGGGGCGGATGCTGCCCGGCGCGGCCGAGCACAGGTACGGGGCGGCCGTCGCGTACGACGCGGGCGACGGCTTCCAGAAGATGCTCTTCGACGTGGCGACGACTGCTGGGGACCGCCTGTCCGTCGACGGGCACGGCAGGATCACGCTCGGCCCGTACGTGGCCCCATCCAAGCGCGACCCCGACTGGGTGCTTGACGCCCGTGACCGCCGCACGATAGTGCTCAGCGACGGTGGCAAGGAGACCATCTCGCTCGGTGACGCGGCGAGCCGCTCCATGGTCAAGTACTCGCGCGGCGAGGGCTCGGACATAGCGGCAAGCTGGGACGTCGGGCAGGGCTCTCTCGCGTCTCCGTCGCGCAGGGGATGGAACCGCACGGAGGTGCACTCCGTGAACGACCTGTCGCCTCAGACGCACGCGGCCGCCGAGGCGCTCGCTCGGCGCTACGTCGCCGAGGACTCGGAGGTGGCGCGCGAGGTGACGGTGAAGTGCCTGTACTTCCCGGTGCACCAGGGCGACGTCGTGCTCTACACGGACGCGCAGGGTCACGAGGGGAAGTACCTAGCGAAGGACGTGAAGGCGAGCCTCGGCGACATGACGGTGGACCTCACTCTCAAGGGGGTGTGATGGCGAGCGAGCTTGACATAGCGATGGCCCTCACGGGCCGCAGGCGCGCCGAGGACGGGTCGTACGGGCGCGAGCTCTCGACCACGGTCGTCGGCGTCGCCACGTCCGACTCGTCCGACGGCTCCGTGCGCGTGGACCTCGGCGGCGAGTCCGTCACGCAGGACGACGTGCAGGAGGTCGAGGTCCCGACGACCGTGGAGGTGCGCGAGGGCGACCAGGTGCGTGTGACGCTCGACGGCGTGCCGGGATCGGGCCGCAGGCCTACCGTCACCGGCGTCGTTGGCGGCGGGGACCGCACCCGCACGGACGTGGACAACGCCGTCTCAGACGCGTCTCAGGCAGTCGACACGGCGGGAAAGGCCGCAGACACGGCCAAGGACGCGCAGGACAAGGCCCAGCAGGCGCAGGAGCAGATTGTTGACGTTAAGACGCAGCTTGAGACGGCTGACGACAACATCACGGCCACGATAGAGTCAAAAGTCGCAAAGGTGCAGGACGGCGTGGACACCAACACGTCGAATCTTGATGATATTAACGGCCGGCTGACCGACGAGATAAAGACGCGCCAGAGCTTCATGCGCTTCTCGGAGGAGTCCAGCGACCCGACGCTCACGCTCGGGCAGACGGACTCTCCTGCACAGGTCAAGCTCACCAACAAGCAGCTGCAGTTCTTATATTTGAGCACGGTCGTGGCATACATGAGCGGCGACGCGCTACTCATCAACAACGCGCAGATACTACAGCAGCTCATCCTAGGGGGCTTCGCTGTGGTTCCGCGCGAGAACGGCAACCTATCGCTTAAGTGGGTGGGGTAAATGGCCACGGTTTCTTCAGGCTGGGTCGGAGGCGACGACTGGCAAATCCGGCTCGATTACAGCATCGCTGATGTGAACGGCAACACGGCCCGCATCACGTGCACGTCAAGCATTAACAACCGATATGCATCAGTCAACTCTGGTGCTGTCGTCCGAACGACCGTCAATGGCTCGACGTATCAGCAAACGATTGCCCCTGTGAAAGGCGCCGGCGTAAAGTGGGGCGCAGCGCACACGTGGGACGTCCACAGGGCGCATAGCAACCAGAACTACAACATCAACGTCACGGCGACGATGCCGGGGTCGACGCTGGCCGCGTACAGGGGCGGTACGTTCCTCAACGCGTCCGTCACGGCAGGCGCCGCAGAAAGCCACACGTTCACTTACAATGCGAACGGCGGTACGGTAAACGGTGCTGGAACATACAGCAACACGAAGTGGTACGGCGAGCACTATTATATTCCGACGCTAACGATGGCCCGCGACGGCTACGACTTCCTCGGGTGGGCCGAGAGCGCATCCGCCACGTCTGCCACCAAGCACGCCGGAGACGATGAGACGCGCGACCAGACGCTCACCTTCTACGCGGTGTGGAACCGACGTTATATTCCACCTGCGATAGGCAAACTCACGGCGACACGCTCCGATTCCGCAGGCACGGCGCTGGACACCGGCACGTACGCCAAGGTCACATGCGAGTGGTCCGTTGACACGACCCTCAAGTCAGACAATGCCGTGAGCTCCGTAACCGTCGCGGCACGCAAGCGCGGGGAGACCGAGTGGGGGGCAGAGGTAGCGCTCACGGCTGGAGGCACCACGTCAGGCACGGCCACGGGGGTCGTCGGGACCTTCGACGTCGGGTATGCCTACGACCTGCGCGTCACGGTCGCAGACCCGGGCGGTGCGGCCACGCAGACGACCGTCATCACACCTACTTTCTTTACGATAGACGTCCTTAAGGGCGGGAAGGGAATCGCCTTCGGCAAGGCGGCCACTGCTGAGGGTCTGGATATATCGATGCCGATGCTCTACCAGGGCGTGACGATGCTTCCGGTCCTCTACTACAAGGCGAAACCAAGTGAGTCCGAGGTGCCGGTGAAGCCATGCCTCGTGGTGTCTCCGGATGCTGGAATGTGGCTCGTGAACTAGGGAGGAAGAATGTCGGACAGGCTCATCACGCCGCCGGTCGGGTCGGCGATATTTCTCGTGGCGGATACAACACCAACCTCGATTGGGTACGCGGGGACTTGGCAGAGGCGCCACATCGAACTGTTCAACCTCAACTCAGCCAAGGTGCTGGACGTATATGGTGCAAGCACCGAAAACGGTGGGAACGTCGATATATGGGAACCGAATTACTCCAAGGCACAGAGCTGGTGGCTCGCGACGGTCGTGGCGGACACAACGACTAGCGCGGGAGTACTCGAACTCTGGGTTAGGACTGCTTAGTGGAGGTAGCGATGCTCTTCGAGAGAGAGAGTAAGGCTCAAGCGGCGGGTGGTGCCGTATGAGCATGACGCTTGTAACTCCGCACGAGGACGTACTATTCATGTCTTCGTCGGATAACGGCACCCCCTACTCTGACGTGAGGCTCAGCGCGGACGTGTCGAAATACGACGCCATCCGCATTGCAACGTCAAAAATAGATGGCTCGGACTGGAATGTCAGTGTCTCAGAAGGTCCGGTAATCACGCGAAACGGAAAGCGCGGCAGCCATATCTCGATGGTATGTGCGCAGCTCGTCGGGGCAACGACCCAGGTTGCAACGGCGTCGATTCTTGTTGAGGGCACGAGAATCTTGTTTGGCTCTTCGTTCTGGCTGAACCGTAGTCAAAGTAGCGGCCAATTCTCGACTGGGGCGGAACCAAACTTCAACGCCTACCACGTGTTCTATGTCATCGGTATCAGGTATCAGTAATGGAGGTCCGAATGAAGTACATGACGATAGTCTCGCAGACCAAGCCAGATGGCACGGTCAACACGGCGATGACGACGCACGACGAGTACCAGAAGGCCGTGAGCGCCTTCCACATGGAACTCGCTTATGGCGCCATCAGCGATAAGCTCGCCAGCGACATGGCCATGCTCGCCGACACCACCGGACACGTGTACGACACCTGCGTCGTGCAGGGGCTCGCGAAGCCCGTGGGGGCGACGGACTCCGGCACCGACGCGACGGCCACGACCGAGGCCAGCGGCACGACCGAATCCGGCATCACGTCAGACACCGCGGCCGACGCGGCCGCCGGCACCGCGGCGAGGGAGTGACGCTTGGAGACGTACAAGAGCCTCATCTACTGGGGCGGGACCATGGGAGCCACCT